GGTTTAGATTGGGTAAGTTTAGTGGCTTGATGATTATATTCAGTTCTTGAAATCCTATTTAAACGCTGGTCAAACTGTTTTTCTGTATCGGCTGCATCAGTTCTTATAAAAGCATCAACTACATCCAATGCTGAACTTGGTAACGCATAACTACTTGTTCCAGCCGTAACTGCCTGTGTATTCTGTTCAATAGACCAAAGATTCAATCCTTTATTCTGCCACTCCAAAAAAACCAGATTTAAAGCTCTTTTGGCACCACGATAATCATAGCCTGAACGCATTTCCATACCACAAAGATCATAGGCTTCTTCTAGAATATCGCCTATGTCTAAGTTAAATGTAGTAGTTCCACTGGTTGCCATTTATTTTTTCCTCTTACCTGCTTTATCCATAGCAATAGCTATTGCCTGTTTTTTAGGTTTACCTTCTTTAATCAAGGTAGATATATTCTTACTGATTACTTTTTTAGATCGACCTTTTCTTAATGGCATAATATTTATTTCTTTTTTTTCTTTTTTTTCTTTTTAGGATATAAATGCGGATTAAGAAATTTTAAGCGTTCTCCATATGACCATTCATTAAAAACACCATCTTTACCCATAAAATCTCTATAATCTGGTCTAATTGTTTTAGGAGGTGCTTCTTCTCCACCATAATCTACATCATCTCTTTTTTCACGAAATTTTTCCTTATTTGGAGGTCTATCTTTCTCATCTTTAGTATCACCACCACCAAACATAGTTTTAACATACTCTTTATATGATTGGGCTTCCTTGCCTACTTCAGTGGCTCCTTTATTTGCATAACCGACTTTATTTTTACGAACTATAGATTTACCGCCACCAGAATAGCCATGAGGCTTTTTCTTCTGATATCTTGTCTTTCTACCTAATCCTTTCATAATTATTACCTATAATTAAATATCTACAATACCCTGTTTTACGAGGGTATTATAAATACGTTAAGTTAAAAACTTATTATTTCTTTTTAACAGTTTTTTTCTTGGCTGGTGCTTTCTTTTTAGCTTTAGTAGGAGATTTTCCACCCACATAAGCTTCATTAACATCAGCCGTAGATGGATCATCGGCTACAAAATGCCCTTTAGCATTCTTAGCCCTATCTCTATTCATCTCTGCACATATACGTTCTGCATCTTCTAAATCAGGAACAGGACCAAATATAGGTCGATAGATACCATCATTATCTAATTTCAGAACCATAAATTGAGCAGGAAATTCACCAGTTTCAGAAATGACATATTGCTTACTTGCCATTATTTTCTCCCGTTAATCAGAATATACTTTAACCATTTCTAAAACGATGGAATAAGTATCTCCTGAACTGTGACCTACTGTTGTGAAAAGAATGTCGCCATCCTTGCCGCTACCTGCATTATTTGGAATACCACCGAAGTCTCTAAAATTCATATGTCCATTACTGCTTTCAGCTAATTCCATCAAAAGAACATTAGAAGTAGCATTAAGAAACAATTGAACAGACATACCAACAATGGCATGACTTACCCGCATAACTCTAACTTCTGAGCAAGATATACCTGCTGCGTTAGCCGCTAAAGCAGAAACATCTACTTTAGCAACTGCGGATTCGCCACTGCCATCGCTAACATTGGTGAACTTCATAATACAGTTTCTTTCACCATCTTGAATGGTTTGGGAAGTTACTGCATCAGCCATTATTTACCCCCTTACTCGAATGGAGTAGCTAATGAGCCGTCACCATGAAGGAACGCTTCACAATGCCACACTGCTGCTGTAGTTGCCACCAGACGAATAACTCCGCCTACTAGCCAACCTTGTGCTGCTGATCCCAAGTCAATGGTATCGTCATCACTGGCATCAGGAATAAAGGTATTATTATCTGTTGCAGTTGCTGGATCAAACAGATAAGCAAAACCAGAGAACAAGTCACTGGAGTTATCCGTATTGATCTGTCCTGCACCCGTGAAGGTTGTACCAACGATGAAGGTGTAATTATACCCTGCTGCGGCAGTGGGTAGTGTTACCACGATCCCTGCTGCCCTGTTAAGGGTAAAAATCGTACCTGAGTCGGTTGATTCAACGCTCTTGGTTGCAGACGTGATGCTGCTGACGTTTGAATAGGCAGATAAATAACCTGTCGTAGTAATATTACCACTAGAGTCAATATCTAAATTGGTTGTAATAGCCCCTGTGGTAGAACTCTTGCTGATTTGTTCAAATCCGCCTTCTGATCTAACTGGACCATTAAATGTTGTGTTAGCCATTATTTTCTCCTAAAAGAAAAAACTCTATCATCTTGGCAAGTCTGCTAGGGCAGTTGATAGAGAAATTAAAATTACCCCTAGATATGAAAAAAGGAGACCCCCTAAGAGGTCTCCTCATTGCTCTTACGAGCTTCCAGGTGATCCCCAAATACCAAGCGGATCAGATACCCCGAAGGAATATCTTTCTCTAGCTTTGTATCTGACGTTACCAGTGTCAAAGTCTCCATCCATAGATGTAGTCATTGGCGCTCTAACGAAATGTTTCATGCCATCAGGAACATCTGTTGTGATAAAGAAAGCATTTGTATCAGTTAAATAATGATTAACTGAATAACCTTCTGGTATCACACCATTTGTAACGATTGCATTAACATCGTTATCTGCCGTACCGACTCTGTAATCACTCTTTAAAAGCCTAGTAGCTGTAAACTGAAGATCAGTTGGAACTATTAGCCTTTTAGGTCTAGCTGCGATTTTAAGCCCTCTTTCATCAGTCCACTTGCTGATTTGAATGATAGCGTTTTCTAAAGACGTTTCATTCAAGTCTGCAGCAGTTGTGGGTCTGTTAGAGTTCTTACCGCCACTAACCAATGGATGACCATCACCGCCAGTTACGCCATCACCTGATGCTGTAAATAAATTTACACCATCTCCTGATTGGTAACTATTAGTGAAACCATTATTGAGTGGGAAAGCCGATTTGACTTGCTTTGTGTAAGCCATCGCACGCGACAATGCTTTGGTGTATCTGCCAGAGAGAGAAACGTATAGATTATCTTCCATAGCCTCCTCTGTAACAGAGAATCCCATTGCAATTGTTTCGTGAGTGTAGCGAGCCACAAAAGATTCTTGTGCAGTATCGTATGCGATAGCTGAACCTTCATCTTTAACGGGTGCTGCACCGAAACCTGATAACTTAAGTTCTTCCTCGAATGATCTCTCAGAATTTTCAGTTATATAGATTTCCTCATGCTCGTTTTCGTACTTAGCGTACTCTTCACCAAACAGGGCATTAAGTCCTGGGAGAAGCTGTTTAAGCTCTTGCGCTCTTGATATAGCTGCCATGATTTACCCCCTTAACCTATACCAGTCGCTTGAAGCAACTGATGCCCGCCTGTACCGAAAGCGGATTGTGAATTGAATACTACTAATACATCTGTGTAAGAATCACCAACTTCACTATCTGGACCATCAATAAAATCAATGATCTTTACAGGTAGTGTATTGGTTGTTGCTACAGTAGATATATCAACAGAGTTTTTACTTCTTCCAATCGAAGTTGATCCTGCAGTTTGTACTAAAGCGCAGTTTTTACCAAGATCATCTTGGTCTGCTGCACCATCGCATTGCATTTGCATTATCAAAAACGGATCAGAAGCAACGTACGCAACAATATCACTCGCAGCAGTTGATGCTGGAAAATATTGATTAGGCGTAAATTGACTTGTCGTTGGGTCAGTGTAAGCACATCCAAGAAATATTCCTATAGGAGTACAGGCTGTTGTCCCTGTATCTTTAGCTATAGTCGTATTAGGATTGTCGTCAGCCCACTTTACAACATCTCCGTAGAATATGGAAGTTCCATAAGCACTTTTGATTTTGTAATGTGTAACCTTCGCATTGTATGCACAAGACACTAATGATCCAACAGGTGTTGCTCCAGAAGGAGTTGCACTTGATGACATAATTGTCTCCTAGTTTTTGTTAATATTAAGACTCTAAGAGTCTTTGCCAAAAGTCGTTCTCGATTTCCTTTCAAATACTTGTTTAGGCATACGAGAATCGTTATCTTTTAAAAAGATGTTATCAACAGATTCCATTTGAGTATGAGCCTTCTCTCTAAAGTGTCGGTCCCTTGCTTCCGCAAGCTCTTGTGGCATCTTGCATAATAACTGCCCACCAATTTCTATATTCCCTTTTTCAGCCCATTCAGAATTATGGTCCATCATTTGATTTTTCATCTCTGGGTGATCTTCCATTTTGGAAGGCTCCCATCCGTCTCTAAATTGTCTTGATACATTACGATTATCAGTTTCGCCTAAAAGGGCTGTTCTGATCCATCTAAATGCCCATCCTTCTTGTGGGTCGGGGTCTGGTAAATTGATAGGATTTTCCCAACTTTCTATACGTTGGGCAGCATCTCTGCTATCTAAAGCCCTAGGGCTACGCTCTTGGCTTGTAGGAGTAGTCTCAACAGAAGCTTCCTCCACTTGATCTTTGTTATTATCAATAGTGTTTTCTTGCTCTGCCATGTTAACTCTCCTTCAATAATTGATTTGCATACGTTTCTGGCGTGATCCCAAGTTGACGAGCTAAGCTAACTTGAGTCTTTGTCAGACGTATTTGCGTGGGTTTTTTGTTTCCGCTATCCCGCGATGCGGATGCAACAACTGTTTGTGGTTGTCGTTTTGGCGTTTCTTCAACAGCGACCATTTCTGAATCGCTATCAGCTTGAACTCCGAAAAAGCTTGGAAATTCTTTTCGCATTGCCTTATCTACTTCTGAATAATATTTTTCAGCATCTGTAGCTGGCTTAATGCCTTCTTTACTTAACCTCTGATCTATATATAAAGAAAATGATGTCATTTCTTTATGAAAAGGCTCTGATCCCATAAACCATGGATTCTTCTGCGCCCATTTTTCCATATCAGGGTCTAATGTTTGTTGTGTAATTTGTTGCGCTACTTCGGGCGTAGGCGGCATATTTTGCAATATTTGGTTTTGAACTTGTTGTGCAGTCGAATTTGATTGCTGCTCTGCCAATGTTGCTTTTGAAATAAGCTCTTGCGACTTAGCCATTGCATCAGCATCACCTTCTTCATAAGCCCTTTTATATGCATCTGTAGCACTTTGCTTTGCCCATAAAGCGTTATTATGCGCTGTTTTATTTAATACCTGTCCGCCTTGATCCACCATTTGCTGCAAGCGTTGATTTTGCTGCATTATTGTTTGCAATCTGGTAGTGGCTTCTTTCGCCATCCTGTCTGCAGATTCTTTTGCTCTACGTTCTTCGTGATACTCGTATTTTATTTGATTAATACGATCCGCAGCTCTTTGACTATAATCTGATATTTCTTGGTCAACATCATCATTATCAACCTTTGAATCAGCTTCTTTAGATTTTTTAGGTCTACGATCTTCTTCTGGTGTATCGTCAACTATCTCTATTTCAACTTCATCAGAAGAATTACCTTTAATTTCTGTAGTAACGCCAAAAAACTTATCTTCTTTAGATTGCGTTACATCACTTATATTGGGTTCTTCATTTACTATTTCAGTATTCGATTCACTCATGCTCTTACCACTCCTGTAGGATCATCAACAACAGCTTCCACTGTGTCATCATTAATTAAACGAAACTCTTGTCCATACATTTTGATACGAGTGCCAGAATAAGCACGAAATATAACCCAATCGCCTTTTTTGCACCAGGCTCCAGAGGGGAACCTTTTTGGGTCTTGATAGCATTCTTCTCCAAGTTTGAGAATATATCCGCATATATTAGATAATTCTTCATCCTTAACAGTAGATGCTGCTTTAAGAATACCGCCTTCAGTCTTTTCATCGACTTGAGGCATAGCTACCAATATTCTCCAACCTTTAGGATCAGGAAGTTGACTTTTTATCTCTTCTGAAACAATAGGTTCTTTTATACTTTCAGGCTCTTCTATATTCTTTAAAGCTTCTTTTGTCATATTGCACGATCTTTAGGAGTCGAGTTTCCTATTCTTCTTGGATGTGTTTTTCAACCCAATCCAACAATTCACGTTCTGCAAGGGCTAAGCCCTCGATTATTCCAGCCATCTTTTGATAGTCACTGTAATCTTTACAAGCGCCTGTCGAAATATGGTCTGCGTGTTGATTCATAACACCTCTGAGCCTTTTTTTCATAAATTCTGAAAGAGATAACCCCTCCATAATCTTTGCTTGCTCAGTGATATTATTCTTCATTCTTATTGCTATCTTTCGCTATTTGTATTCCGATGTCAACCCCTTTCGTATAATCTTCTCTCGCTTGTTTATCTTTAAGTTGTTGTGCATCTAGCAAATCGCTAGCAATACGCTGTCCTATATTCATTCCAGCTATTTCTTCTTGTGATGAAATTCTTTCTTGTTCTAATTTTTCCCTGCTTGCTGCTTTCTGCGCTTCAAGCTGTATCTTGGCTTGTCCTTCTTGAGACTTACGCTGAACTTCAGCTTCTTTAAGGGCGACCTCTCTTTCCTTCATTTGGATCAATGGGTCTTGTTGTTGTTCTTGTATTCTTTGTTGTTCTGCTTGCGCTTGTGATGTCGCTGAAACTCTAGTAGCTGCTTCTGCAACTAAAGAAGATATACGCTTTTCAACATCTGGTGGTAAAGCTTCACCTTCAGGCGGTAACTCTACACCCATTTCTCTTTCAACTTCTTTTCTAAATTGCATTGTTAGATGCTCATTAACATAAGCTGATGCTGATGCCATAATTGATTGTGCTGTTGGCGATGCTTCTACCAGTTGCATAATGTCTGGATTTTGTTGTGTAGCCACAATTGTCTGAATATGCGCTTCGTGATCTTGGAATGGGAAGGCTTTAACCGCTTTGCCATTAATAATATTTTGAACCGCACTGACTGGATCAACTGGTTTAACGTCATCGTCTGTGGGAACAATATCCTCAACATTTCTAATACCAAGCACTTCAAGCATTTGCCTGTGTAATTCTGGCAAGTTATACATTTGAGGCGCTGTTTGTGCTAATTGCATAGCAGCTTGATACTGCATAATCCTCTGTGCCATTGTTGCAGCATTTGGATCAGATACAGGGAGAACATCGACTCTTTCATCAAAATCTTCCGCCTTAATAAACTCTTCTTCATCCATTTCATAAGGATAAGCGGGATCGGTAAAGTCTTTAATTATGTCTACCAATATATTAAATTCTTTTCTCATTGAAGCATGAAGCCTAGCCTGAACCGCAGACATTACTTTCATGTTTCTTTCTAATAGGGCTAAGGTAGTACCTACAGGTGCCTGATTATTCATATCAGAAACCTTCATATCATTCATGCTAGCAAAACGCCTACCTTCTTCTACAATATTGCCCAATAACTGATAGAGCGTTGCAGATGGCTCTTTATAAGGTAAAAAGGTGATATTATCTCGGATTGCGCCACCTGGAACATCTACATCTCTAAACTCACCAGGCATGATTGGGGTATCATCGCCTTTGATTCTAAGACCTCTTGCCTTTAAACCACCAGGTAAATTAGACAATGTTCCTGCATCTACCAGTTGTCTTAATATAGAAGTCGCTGATTTAGCAAGACCACCTACCATGTGAATCAAACCAAACCCATAGAAACCAATTCCAGGAAGATATTGATAATGAACAAAGTGCATTCTTCTTAATTTAGCAGAATCTTCTTCGTACCAATTTCTTCTGATACTTAAAATAATACCGCTTGGGTGATCTATCGTTACAACATAAGGTAATGCAACACCAGTTTCTTCCCCTTGTGCATCTGTATCTTCATAGCCAACAAGGTCTAAATCAACCTGCATTTCAAGTATTGTATGACGATCATCGTAGTTAAAAGTATTAACTTCACCTGTCATATCGTCATATTTCTTCTTAATATCCGAATATTGACTATCAG